ACACATTTTTTTTTCTTGTTACGACGAGTATTTCGACTCTTTCTACAGTATCGACGCTTTGTTCCACTAGCGAATCTACAACTTTTTTTTGCTGACATACATTTACTTCTCTTTCTCCCCTTGCACGCAGTTTTCAATCTGTAAGACATTTACATTATAGATAGAAAATAATCTGAAAATTATAAAAATTATAAAACATAAAAAATATAAAGACTTCCCCAGATATTATTGTATTCAATGTCTGAAGAAGAAGGAGACACACCCATTCCTTCTAAAAATCTACCATTTTATTTAGATAAAGTTCAAACTCCTTCGACTGACGTCTCTGGAGTTAAATCGCTCCCGGGCGCCTTTTGCTGCGCTGAAGGCTACGGTTCGCTCCAAAGCTTATTCGAAAAATACGAAAACAATCCATACATGTTCCAACGATTATGTTTTCATTTAACCAATATACTCCCAACCACATTAGAAAGTGAAGATAAAAACCACGAAAAAAGAATACAACGTAACAAATTTTTAACAACGGAACAACAACAATTCATTCAAGTATTTTTAAGTAAAAATCAATACTATTATCTACAAAATAACAGTTGTTTTTATCAATATAACGGCAAACACTACAGCGCGATAAAAGAAGATGATATTCAACATCAACTTTTAACTACCATTTCTAAAGACAGAACACTTATGGAATGGAAACAAAAAACCAAGATAAATATTATAAAACAGATAAAAGAGAGAAACTTGCTAAAATCTATACCGGAAACATCTACCATTCAACACGTAATGTATTTACTATATCCCGTCATTTTTTCGAATAAGAATCAAGCTAAATATTTTTTAACAGTGCTTGGAGATAACATTCTTAAAAAAACAAATGATGAACTCGTTTTTTTGATCAAATCAAAAACAAAAAAAATCTTAACCGAATTAGATAATATATCGTATATAACTACTGGTTATGCAAATATAACACATAATTTTGTCACAAAATATCACGAAAATTATGATTACGCTAATTGTAGATTAATAAATATAAATAGCAATGTATCCATTGATAATTGGCATAATGTTTTATCAAAAACCGGATTAGATATTTTATGTGTGGCTGCGTATTATTCAACACGATTCGGAAATTCAGAGCAATATCTATTAAATAATACGGATGAATCTTTATCAAAATATACACTATATTTGAAAGAACATTCGCAAACTGAAATGTTTCAAAAATTTTGTGAACACTCGCTTCAAAAAGTAGAAGAATCATCTTCTTCTTCTTCTTCTTCTTTTTCTTCTTCTTGTAAATTTTCAATAAACTGGAAAAATATGCACTATATTTGGAAATTATTTATATCCCATTATTCACTCCCAAGCATGATATATTCAAATACCCTTAAAACCCTATTGAAAGAAAAATATTCATATGATGAAACAACTGATACATTTAATAATATAACGAGTAAATATTTACCATTAGTTAGTGATTTTATTCTTTTTTGGGAACAAACAATGGAAACTCCGTGGACTGTTAACTCCGATGTTCCCTCGCTTTTTGCTACGCTTACATCAGGTGATTCTGATTTTGAAATGGAATTAGAAATGGATGAAATATGTGGATTATTCAAAAAATGGACACAAGATAATTATAACACGTGTTCTTCTAATGGTAATATTACAGAACACGATATTTTAAAAATAGTAAATCATTATTTCCCAAATATCATAATACACGAAAATAAATATATATTACACGTCAGATGTTCATTGTGGAATAAAATTTCTGATATAGATACATCATTAGAATCGTTGAAAATCTATTATAAACATATATCATCTAGTGAGGACACGACACCGCTTATTTCATTTGATGAAATGTATGAGTATTATTTAAAAAACAAACAAACCAAATTTACTGTTAGTAAACGATATTTTGAAAAATATGTGTGTGCTAATATGGCACAGTTTATCGATTTTGATACATTTATATCTAGCTCGTGGTATTGTTGATAAAAATAAAAAATAGAAAAAATAGAAAAAATAGAAAAAATAGAAAAAATAGAAAAAATAGAAAAAATAGAAAATAGAAAAAAATAATAATCATATCAATTATTATTTTTATGGTGTTATATCATTTAATTTAGTTACTCAACTCAAGAGGACTTAACATAACGGTTTTCCCCCCTCGCATTTTCTTAGAACCTCTCGACTTCTTAGAACGTCTCGTCTTCTTGCTTCCATTCAATCTGACAAACCCGAATTTTCCCTTCTTGGTTCCGTAACCAGCTTTAATCAAACGTTTCTCTCTCGACGCCGAGGCGTGCTTTGATCGAGATACAATACGCTTACTCTTGTTCATCATAATATCAGGTTTCTTGAGTCCACCACTGGTTTTGTAAGCAGTTCCGTGCCACACTTGAGCGCGAGATCCTTCCAACATATCATAGGATTTCCCTTTAATTTGATATTGCCCTCTTGCGTTTTTTGTATAACGAGTCATTATAAATTAAAAGGAGAAAAAAAAATATTCTCCCTAAATAAATCAACAAAAAAAACAACGCACCTTCTTAAAATTTATTTCTTAGCGGACCCATTATTCCTCCAGGTTGTCCTTCTGTTCTACCCTGAAAATTGATTCTATTTGAATTTGTCCCAGGATTCCCAAAAATAGTTCTACCCCCCGTCGAATATTTAATCGCATTTACGGCACGACTAGATTGGGTTAGTGTTTGGTCAACATCTCCACTGTTATTTGCCACTTTTTTATTGATGTCCTGAACACATTTCTGTGTAGGACCATTAATTACTGTATGATATATAGGTATATACTTGAAATAAATAATAACAATTCCAGAACCTCCTTGCCCCCCATTATTATTACCTGTACCATTACCATTTCTACCGGCTCCTCCACCACCTGTATTTGGTAATCCATCTCTAAAGTTAAACCCTCCTCCACCCCCTCCACCTAAACCACCAATACTGCTTGATGTTTGAGATTTGTATGACCCACCACCACCACCACCACCATAATATGTTGTAATTAAATTTATGACATATGATGTCCCATTTGAACCATCAGTTGCTTTAACAGATGCTGCGGTCCCCCCATTACCACCACTTCCTCCACCATTATTACCTATACCTCCCTGTCCACCACGCTTCGTTGCGGCTTATCCTCTGCTGCCACCTGTCTCCACAACAGTTGAAAATATAGGATTTGACCCATTTGTAGAAAATGGTTGTGTTGGGGTTACTGCTTGTCCACCTTGACCTACTGTTATATTATATATAGCTGGCGAAACTAACATATTTTGTAATTTTACAGCACCACCAGCACCTCCCCCACCACCTGAATTAAAACCCGGACTTGGAGTACAATCTCCGCCTCCACCACCTCCACCAACCACGAGAACATTAAAATCATTTACATCAGCAGTTATAGTTGATAAAATTTCAACGGCTCCATTTTCAGTAAATATAATATAATAATAACTATTTTCAAAAATAATAGTTGGATTCCCATATAAAACGGTAAATGGATCTATTCTCGGTTGTTCAACTTGTTGAGCTGTAAAAAGTTTATTACAACTTAGATGGTTTTTCGACGAAAAATTATTTGTTGTTGTTAACATTCTTAATGCAAAAGATTCTTGCAATGGAGCATCGAAGGTGTAATGGACTACAGACCGTTGAATATTAGTAGGTGTAATAGAAATTTGGTTTGATTTTATACTATAAATTTTATAAATTTCATAATTTTCATTATCATCAACAATATTTAACACATTAATATATACACGCATCTGTATTAAATATGATCTATTATTATGCAAACCATTTATAGTTATAAAATTATTTAATTGTTTGTGTGTTTGTGAATCTGTATATGTTGCAATCCAATCACTATTATTAATAGAATATTCATAATTATATGTATAATTTGACTTATATATATTATCATCATTTTGATTTAATTTAAAAAATATAGTAGCACTATGATCTTTCTCTATATGAGAAATTATACCTATTGAATGTATTGTATGACTAATATGTATAATATAATAGTTATCTCTGTTTAATGATAACAAAATATCACCATCAATATTTTTCGCAACAAACATAAAAGCTTGCACTATTTTATTTGTATTTATACTAGGAATCCAATATACGTTATTGTCAATAGTAATAGTTGTATTATCAACTTCATTATAACTAGTGTCAAGTGCTGAATTAATATCATCTTCTGTTAATTCTAAATTATCAAAAGTATTATATCCATCGATAGATGATGTATTGATTTGTGTTATATTTAAATTATCAAATATATTATCAATATTATTATCTATATTTATGTAGTATATATCAAATGATACTGCAGTATCATATATATCACTCATTTCTTTTAAATTATCAAAATTTATCTTAATTGTATTAATAAGTGAATCGCCAATTAATTTATCATTTATAAATGGCATATATATTCAACCATTATAAAATATTTGCTAGAAACCCACGTAAATATTATAAATGTAAATGTGGAGGAAAACGGAGGCGTTAGCCGAAGTTTTCCGAGGGAACTCCGTAGACGTTAGTCGAAGGAGTTTAAATGTAAATGTAAATAAAATTGAATTTAAAATCATCATAATCATTAAATGTATTATAATAAAACATGTCGTCGTCATCAAACGATTCAACCTTAGCAAATAAATACCAACAGAAGACTGATAAGCAGCACATTCTAGATAACCCCGATACTTATATCGGGTCTGTCGAAAATGTGGATTCGTTTATGTGGATTCTAAAGGATTCGGGAGATAAAATTGTAGAAAAAAATATAAATTATGTCCCAGCGCTTTTCAAATTATTTGATGAGGGTATCGTAAATTGCAGAGATCACGTGATCCGCATGCAACAAGCGCTCACAGATAATGTCCCAAACACAATTCCAGTCAGTTGTATTGATATCTCCATCCAAGAAGATGGCACCATCACAATGATAAATGACGGAAATGGAATTGATATTGCGCTACATCCCGAGTATAATATTTGGATTCCGGAATTAATTTTTGGACATCTTAGAACATCCACAAATTACGATAAAACAGAAAAAAAAATAGTAGGTGGTAAAAACGGGTTTGGATTCAAGTTAGTGTTGATTTGGTCAACATACGGCTATATTGAGACGGTTGACCACGTAAGAGGTCTTAAATATACACAAGAATTCAAAAATAATCTGGATGAAATCGGAAAACCTAGCATAACAAAATGTAAAACAAAACCATACACTAAAATTGTATTCAAACCTGATTACGTGCGACTCGGGTTAGGCGCATCAAATCTAACTCCAGACACCATCGCTCTGCTTAGAAAACGTGTATTCGATGTTGCTGCAATCACCGACAAATCCATCAAAGTAAAATATAATTCTATTCCCATCCCAGTGAAAAACTTCCAACAATACGTAGACATGTATATTGGCGAGAAAGACGACGTAAAACGTGTATATGAAGAAGCGGGACCACGCTGGGAATATGCCGTGTCTCTATCACCAACGCACGAATTTATTCAAGTCTCGTTCGTAAACGGCATTCATACGGCAAAGGGTGGAAAACACGTGGAATATATTTTAAATCAAATCACTAGAAAAATGGTAGCGTATATTGAAAAGAAAAAGAAAGTCATCGTAAACGCCAATAGTATCAAGGAACAACTCATTCTGTTCTTGCGCTGCGATATCGAAAATCCCTCTTTCGATAGTCAAACCAAGGATTTTATGAATACCCCCTCAGCTAAATTCGGCTCTACATCGTCAGTAAGCGACAAATTCATAGATAAATTGGCGAAGATGGGGGTTATGGACGCGGCGTGTGCGCTCACTGAAGTAAAGGAAAACAAGGCCGCGAAAAAAACGGATGGCACCAAGACCAAAAGTATTCGCGGAATCCCCAAATTGATTGATGCAAACTGGGCCGGAACCGAAAAATCCGCGCAATGTATTATCATCTTTTGCGAGGGAGATTCGGCAAAAGCCGGTATTGTATCTGGATTGTCTTCCGAAGACCGCAACACAATTGGTGTGTATCCGATGAAAGGAAAGATTCTCAATGTTCGTGGGGAACAAGTGAAAAGAATTGCAGAAAATAAAGAGATTGCGGAGATCAAGAAAATTCTGGGTCTAGAGACTGGAAAAGAATATAAGACCGCACAAGATGTCAGTAAATCCTTACGATACGGACGTGTTCTCTTTATGACAGACCAGGATTTAGACGGATCTCATATTAAAGGATTGTGTATTAATCTATTCCAATCTGAATGGTCTTCTCTTTCCCAAATTCCCGGGTTTATTGGTTTTATGAATACCCCCATTTTAAAAGCGAGAAAAGGCGCACAAGAATTGATATTCTATAGTGAAGGCGAGTATCAGACTTGGAAAGAGGACAATGATTCCAAGGGCTGGAAAATTAAATATTATAAAGGATTGGGAACAAGTACCAGTAAGGAATTCAAAGAATATTTCGCACAAAAAAAATTAGTAGGTTTTGAGCATAGTGGACAAATTAGCGACGACGCAATCGATATGGTATTTAATAAAAAACGCGCGGACGATAGAAAGGAATGGTTGGGCGGATATAATCGCGAAAGTTATTTAGATACTACGAAAGAACTCGTGCCGTATGAGGAATTCATTAATAAAGAACTGATTCACTTTTCAAAATATGATTGTGACCGTAGTATTCCCAACTTGATGGATGGTCTCAAAATCAGTTTAAGAAAAATATTGTTCTCGGCGTTTAAAAAGAATTTAAATACCGAAATAAAGGTGGCGCAATTTAGTGGATATGTCTCGGAACATTCCGG